ATCTTGGTGGTCGTGGCTTGCCGTTGATTGGTCGGGGAGGCAGGAATTGAACCTTGACCTCTTTTTGCTCGACTGTGGTGGTCGTTGTGGTCACTGTCTGCTTTGGACACTGGCCAGACTGACAGGATTGAGCTGCAAGAACGATGTACTCTGCGAACAAGGATCACCTTACCTCTCTTGGGTTTAGGGTATGTTCCCGAAACAGATTTCGGGAACATTTGTCAACTATTTTCCTGACGTCAGGAAAATGGTAACCGTCTCGCCTGTCCTCTCGACGGTGAGACGGTAGGCGGGGAGACTGCTCACTTCTTCGGGTCTCTCAGAGACCTGCGGTAAGCTGCGATTGCGTAGATGATTGCGGCGGCAGCATACATGGTTTGCGGAATCGAAGGGTCGATCGAACTGCCTTGCACGGCTTTATCTGTGACGACCTGGGCCACAGGTACGATCCATCCATAGTCGGGATTGATGACTTCTTCGATCCGCATGTCATCAGCCCTTTGGTACTGGTGGCGTTTGGCCAGAGTTGAGATAGATAAGCGTTTGGGCGATCCCGAACGCCAGCGCCATGCCCAATGGGCTGGTGGTTGCAATAATCGAGTCAAGGTGTTGGCTTAGAACGCCAAGCGCCGTCACAGTTCCTGCAAGTGCCATGCGAATGATGATCGCTCTGGCTTGCTGGGCGTTGATTTGTCCAATCCAGTCGTTCATATCGGAGTCCTTCAGATTGGCCTGGGTGGCACTGGGATGACGGATGGGTTCCAGACGTAGTTCGGATCGTCCAGATAGTTTTGGAGCACTGGTGGAGGAACATTGACGAGCTGGGTGACCAACTGGGCGTGCTTTCTGGAATCCACGGAATACCGCTCAATAGCCTTTTGGCGTGCGAGCCGTTTTGCCATTTCTTCAGGCGTTGGCTTTTGTCTGCCTATCATCCAGTTAAGAAATTCTCTGCCTGTCATTTGGATAGCCCTCTTGGAACGGTGAAGCAGTGGCCCAGAACAATCCCCACCCCGAGAGCAAAGCTGAGTGAATGTTGGTTCACTTCCCAGATCGCTTCAGACCATGTCACGCCGCCAGACTGCCATTTGATCAGATCAACCAACAGCAGCACGATTACAACTGTGATCAACACGACAAAGTTCTTGGCGGCAGCACTGAAAGTCATCAGATTGGCCCGTTAGCAGTTCCGTTGGATGTTCCGTTGCCGTTATTGACAGGCCAGAGAGGTGGCAGGCTTGCGAAGAATTCGCCCACGGTTGGAAGTGCCTGAGTACCAGCCTGAACAGCCTGAACCATGCTGTAAAACAAGCTCCAGATTGAGTCGCGATAAGCAATTGCGGCATCGCCTTCAGACTTGTAGGTCGTGATGTTTGAGAGCGTCCAGCTTGTGGCCGAAAGGATGGAGTCGTATTGCTTTACGGACACTGCCTGGTCGAGAAATGAGCCGATGCCGTTGCCGATTTCGGTGAGCCTTTGAATGACGTATGCTTGCTGTTCTTCCGCTGTCAGATTAATGACCGTCCACGTATCGCTTACGAATGTGCCATCGAAAGCAAAGCTCTGAGAAAGCCGCTGTGTGGCAGGGTTAAACGATGGGATTGGCGATGGAGTGTATGGGTAATAGCCGTAGGTGGCTAGAGACGCATCGTCCAAAGCGTTGAAATTGCTGACAGTCGTGAATGACTGTGGTAGCCACTGTGGGCCTGAGATTTGACCGTTTGGACTGACTTGGCAATATTGCATTACGGGGTTCCCCATTTGGATCTTAGGTAGTTATTCATGGACGAAATCTCGGTAGCAGTAAGCGTTCGGGTGAATAGGACAACTTCGTAATAGTCTCCTGACTGGCTAAGATAATCTGGGTATCCACTACCACCTCCCTGTGAAAATATAGTTTGGATAGTGGTAGACCCAGAAGACTCAGATTTAGACAAAACTGCCGAGAATGACGGTGTATTCGTGTAAGTTAAATTGAATACAGTCGGGTTATATATCTTGCTGAATCCAGAATTTGTCCACGCTATAAGTTCTCGTACAAAGGACAGTGTGGTTGATGTCGATCCGATGTTGACCTTATAGTCTCCGTTGACCGTGAACAATCGCGTGTCCATTAGGCCAGATGCAACTCCCTTGTGGACAATAAAGATAGTCTTGCTGGAGCTAGACAGGGTTGAATAATAAATACGAGTTTCAAGGCTTGTACTGCACCTGACTGCCCCCAGCCCATTCTGCCCGCTTGCTGGTGGAACCCACGTTGGCCGCTCGCCTGCTGTTGCCTGTACTGCGTGCCTGTTATTGCCGGACAGATCGTTCCACTGGTAAATACTCTGGCCTGAAGTTGTGACTGGTGTTGTTCCAGCGTCCGTAAACAGCGTATTCTGCTGCGATGCGTCCAGCCAGAGTGCAGCACCTGTCACAGGCAGGGTTGTATTTGGGTTGTAAATGTCTGGCAATGCCGCAGCGGGTGGCGTGAATGCTGATTTGTATCGAGCGTATTTGGTGATGCGGAGGTCGTCAAGTTTTCCTAAGAAGTTGCGGTCACCACCGTTATTTGCAAGATTGTCGCCAATCATTAAGTTTCGCGTGGATGATCCGCAATTTCCTGAATGCGTACCGCTTGTAGCTAGTGAACCGTCTATGTACATAGCAAAAGCACTACCATTGCGAACAATAGCTAAGTGATGCCAGTTCCCGTCTCTGTAGTCGCCGCTGGATGGAATTAATATCGGGACGCTTCCAGAGAATTCATTGATCCAAAATGCCGGCCTGAACTGAGTAGACGATGCCAACGCATATAGCGAAAAAGCTCCAGCCGACCAAACATTGTTCTCGTTTGACACAAAGGTTTTGCCGTATGGACTCCCACTAGCCCCCGCCGGAATATTAAACCAGAACTCGATAGTAAAATTGCCCGTGCCGAAGTTGAATCCGCTTGACGCAGGAATCGTTAGCGAAGAGCTGGATGTGCCTGGAAAATCCCCGGCCTGTCCAAAACCGCTTTTTGCCCCTGTGTCGCTGGTTGTAACACCGCTTGAGGTCACCGTCAGTGCATTCGGCCCACTATCTACAAAGTTCGTCGATCCGTTCGTGCCATCCATGTGCAGCAGGAGCGAAACGGCTGAATAGTAAGGGTCGCCCCCACCACCACCACCACCGACAGACTTTTTGCTATTGCGGATAATGTTGGCTAGCATTAGAAATTCTGCCCTCCAACGTAACCCTGCCAATTCGTTCCACCATCTGAGGTAAAGAACGCAAAGCTATCCACCTTGCCGGATGTCGATGTAAGCGTTGGAGCAGTGCCGCCCGCCCACTTAATCGACGAAGGCCAAGTCACTGCTCTGGCAGTTCCGTCAGCAGTAAATATCAAAGTGAATGAAGCACCGGAACCGCTTGCGGGGACATTCGTGATGGTTATGGTGGTGATGGCTGCATTTAAACTGACCGTAAAGATATTCGACGTTTCGAGATTAAGCGTCAGCGTGCCGGATGAAATTGTTGGGCTGGAGACAGATTCGCTGTAATCCCTTAGTTTGGCTCGGATCAGCTCGTTATCCTGTAGGTTTTGCGTGCCTGTAAAGCTGTTTGCACCAAGTTTGACATCGGTCGTCAAGAACCCGTTTGCATCGAGGCCAACACCTGTTCCGAGCCGGACTCCACCGAGAGTGGATACTGTTGCAGCAGGAAGCGTGTATGAATACGTTGAGCTGATTATGCCGCTGTTTATTACGATGGATGATCCATCAACCTTAACTCCACCAAGAACCGTTGTCGATGCCGTGGGAAGCGTGTAGGATGAGCCAGTTGCGGCACTGATAACGCCTCCTGTAATCGTGACGGTCGTACCATCCACCTTAACTCCACCCAGAACCGATGTGGTCGCTGTGGGTAGGCTGTATGCGGCAGGCGTATTGCTTAAATCTGTGTAGCTTCCCGAGGTGGCAACCGTAGCAAGCGATGGCTTTCCTGTGATATTGGCATACGTAAAGTTGGCTGATGGAAGGTAACTTGATGCTGCATTCGCCGTTGTCAGGTATAACGTCAGGTTTGGCGTGTTACTGAGATCTGCGTAACTACCTGATGTAGCTACGTTTGCCAGAGTGGGCTTGCCAGTGATGTTTGCGTAGGTAAAATTGGCCGATGGTAGTTTTAAATCCAGTGCGGTCTGAAGCCCTGTGACCTCCGAAATGGCGTGCGTGTGAGCGGATGGTGCAAACGTGCTTGGCTTGCCTGTCAGGTTGGCATAAGTAAAATTGGCTGTCTCAAGTTTGGCATCCAGTGCCGTTTGCAAGCCAGTGACGTTGGCAATCGAGTGCGTATGTCCCAAGACTGCGTAGGTGGCGTTGGCAGAGGATATTGTCAGGTATGGCGTCAGATTGGCCGAGGTCAGACCGTCAGTGATGCCATAGCCAGCGAGCGTTGTGGGCGTGCCTGTGATGTTGGCAAAGGTCAGGTTTGCGGATGTGAGATAAGCCCCGACAGCCTGATAACGAGTGTCAGCATAGCCTTGCGTTAGAATCGAGTCGGATGTGTAGACAGGCGAAATATTGAGGTAAAACAGTTCGGCTTTATTTCGTGAAGCCCTGATCTCTGTGCCAGTTCTTACGCCTGAAATGACAGCGTCAGTTGTGTGTTGGAAAGAAGTGTAACTACCTGGGCTTCCTATAAACCCGCCTAAACCTGGCGTGTTATCAAAGACTAATCCGTTCGTCATTTTGTAACTAATACTGGAATCCGTATGAGCATACTGGAATCCAATTGTAGACTTTAAAGCAACCTGCTGAAAACAGATCCCCCTGTCAAAGCCAGAGGTAGGCCCGAATACAAGCTGGTAATCTTGGCTGTTATCCCCTGTGCCACCAAGGTTGCCTCGGAGCCGAAAATGTCCACCCTGAGCATTACCCGAGATAACTCCACCGCCAAGGCTGAGAAAGGTTTGGGATGTTGCGTTACTTGCTACTATGTAGGCAAAGCCTGGTGCCGATACTACTGTAGAAAACCCTTGGGTGTTTGACGACACTAAAGAAAAGTTGATACCGTCCGTTTCAACGCTGGTAGCAGATTGCAATGTTCCGTTCGCGTTGTAAAGGTAGCTTCCGATTGCATAATTGTCAGGGTCGTAGTAAGTCCCAGTACCTGTTTCCTTCTGACCTCGCAAGCCAATATAATATCTCTTCAGCCCGTCAGTAACATACTCGCCTCTGATATAGTAATCCGTGTATCCGGTGTAAGGGACGCCTGTGTCAGTCAAGCCATATGTCGTGTTCGCAAGTTTTGGCTGGAACGTATTGGCTACCGACAGCACCCCGTTGCCAGTGATCGTCAGATTATTCCCAACGATGATGCCACCCAGCGTGGCGTTTGTAGCGGGAACCAGCGTCACGCCTGTGATTGTTACAGGAGAAGGGTTTACAGCTATTTTGTCGCCGCCGGCTTGCTTGATTACGATGATGTCAGACACGACTGTAGACCTCCACGTCTCCTGCCACGATGGTTCGTTCGTACTGGTACGTGTCAATCATGACCAGATACCAACTGCCAATCCCAACAGTCAGATTGGACGTTTGGGTATCTGTCCACTTGACTGCAATCGAGCCATTTGATGCACTTAGAATCTGAATGGCGGCTGTTTCATTGCTTGAGATGCCTTGAATCACAGATTCAAACGAGTACCCCGTAATATTGGCAGGCACAAATGTGGTTGTGCCGTTTGAAACTACGTTCGTGCCAATCTGATATGGCATGGTGACATCATCCCCAGCAATGATTTTTACCCTGATTTTGGCTGGAAGCTGTTCGTAATTGCTCATCAGGAAACTGCTCCAATCCAGGCCCCGTTGATGGTCACGCCTTTATTGTTTGTGACCAGCACCGTAAGCGACTTGACGCCGGTCGATCCAAACGAGACAGTCACAGAATCCGTGGAGCCGCCAGAAACGATGGTCACACCAGTTCCGGCAGTCCATGCAAATGACAGATTTGGAGCGTGGCACTCTGCACTGAACGTGTACTGGCTTGTTGTCAGGTAAGGGCCGTCTGGGGCGTTGACGATGCAGTTGGGCAGAATCAGCCCGTTCATGATCATGGATGCGGCAGGGTTGCCTCGTCTCATTCTCATCGTTTTAGCTCCAGCATGCCCTGAACTGTCGCCGGACGCTTTGACCTGACCTCTTCGTAGGCCAGACGCTCTGCTTCGGGGCGAGGGATGTTACCCAGATACTCGATGATCGCGGAACGCTCTTCAAAGTGGTCGCGTTCACTCGGATTCAGCTTGAGCATCGCCTTCCCCTTCCTGAGGCTGTTCAGGTGGCATAGGTGGTGCAAGTGGAGCCTGTGCAGCGGCCAGCATGGCATTTTCCTGCTGAATCAGCTGCATGGTCTGCTGAACTTTGGCAAACGCTTCATCGATAGGAATATTCAGGTCGTCGGCGATCATCTCGGCGCGACTCTTGAGATTGAAGTTGAGCTGGAACGAATCGTGAGCGTCACGTTCTGGGCCAGGACGATTCTTGGTCATGACTGGCCAGATCATCCGGAAGGACGTGTCAAAGTCAGCCAGAGCAGCCTGAATCTCAGCCATCTGGCTCTCAACGTAGAACGCTCCCGCTTCATCCTGAGGCTGGGCGTTCATGAGCTGGGCGAGGCAGACCGTGAGGCATTTCTTGGCAATGCGACGCTCAAAATACTCAAACTGACGCTGGCGAGCTTCGGCCCGTTCGATCAGCGGCAATTGCTCGGACATGATCGCCACGCCAGAGGTTCCGCCCTGCTGTTCCATGCGGATGGTCGAGGCAGGCACGCCCAGCATTTCGACGATGTGGTCGATGTAGGCCGTCAGGTCGTTCCAGTCGTAGGTGGTAAACGACAGGTCGGGGGCAAGGAAGTCAGCGATCGCGTCCTTGCCGTTCATCATCATGTTGTCGGTGGTTTCCAGGCGGGTGTACTGGCCTGGCTTCTGGTCTCTGGGTAGATTCCAGTCCGCTTTGACGTTCTTGAGGATGCCTTTGGGTCGCCAGTGGGTGATCTGGTCGGCAATGTCCGACAACCGGCGATTGACGTGCAGATTCAGGTGAGCCAGTTGCTGACCAACCCCTGAAACCCAGAACGAGTTGCGGGGCAACTCGAAGTGGACAAACTCAAACGGGACAGTTCCAAGATAGTTGGGCTGGGGATAGCCGAACTCTTCCTTCATGCCCTGAGTCATGTTGGTCGAGACGTTTTGAGTGCTTTGCACCATGGGAGTCGGCGAGGAATATTTGCTGACTTCCTCAGCCGTAAAAACCCGAGCAACCCGCTTTGGGCCGAAGTTGGAGAGCGTGGCGACGCACCATGGTTCCAGAGATTCGTCAGACGTAAAGATCGGCACAAACTCGGACGAGTCCCAGAGCCGCATCTTGACGGGAACCCGATAGGCATCGACTCCATCGTTTGGCAGAAACTCGATCGCAGCAACATCGTTGATGTAGGTGGTACGATCGGCCATCTGCATGATGGAGTCAAAGTTGTTGGCCTTGTAGACCGAGTTGAGCATCTCGGTGGCAACAGGATAGCCGTAGATCTCTCGGGTCGGCCCTTTGCGGTAAAGGTGGGTCGAGAGAACGTCGGCTGTCCGCCGCATGATCATGCTGAACCGAAGAGCAGACTCTCTGGCCCTATCGCTGCCCAGCCACTCCGCGATATAAGGGGCGAAGTTGCCGTCATAGCAGTCGCGGCAGATTCCGGCGATCGACAGGCGAGACTGGTCGTTCTGGAACCCTGACTCAATAGCTTCTTTCAGCTCATCAGGCGTGTCGGCAACCAGGACACGAGCCACCGCACCGATATTTCGGCTTGGGTTGACAATCGGGGCGAATAGGTTGCCTAGAGTCAGCATGGACTGGAGTCCTAAGTGGTTTGGTCAATACCAGTATTGCAGTTACTGGCATGACCGTCAACAAGTTTTCCATACATAACCCCTTTCTCTTCCATGTACTGATAGTCGTCCATGGTTGGGCCAGGGCAGGGGCATTCTTCGGTATAGTCGTAGCCGCACGGACACAGGTTGTACTTCTTGCAATCCGCCCAGAAGACGACAGGTATCCAGCCATCAGGGCGGACAGGTTTCTGGCAGTTGACAGGCATTGCAAGTCCTTAATCTACATAGGCAAAGGATTGGGCCAGGCAGTCGGCCAGGTCGGGGGAATGGCCCAGCATGTTGACGACCTCGTCCTTGTCGGTAATACCAAGGGCATCGGTAGGGCCGAGGACGTAGCGGATGGCCATGAGTTCGCGTTTGAGCGATGGCATGAGCTGCTGGGGGATGGAAAATGGCCGGAACCAAGTGCCATTTGGGTCAAACCGGCTCCGGCACATCCAGTAGGCGTAGGAACGCATGTTGCGGAACTGTTTGTTGGCAGGGCGACCGCCCATGAAGGGAGTTGGGTTGTGGATACCGATCGAACGGAGCCGGAATGCAAAGTCAGCCCCGATACCAGCGGAGTCGAACGTGATCCGGTGGTCGGAAACGTCCCACTGACGCTTGAACTCGAAGGCTTTCCAGGCAGTTTGCTCGAGAGAGGCTGTATTGGATTCCCAGTAGGTGATGATCCCGTTATCGTCGCGGACGATGACCACAGAGCGGTCTCCTCCTCCGCCCGTGCCAAGGTCGATGGCGATCCGTTTAGGCCCACCCTGGACGTGTGGAGTGCGTTCGCAGGGAAACATCCAGTCGAGCGGGATCAAGGAGGCGGAATCTGCTTCGGGGAACTCGGCCTTGATGTGGGGTTTCCACCAGAGCGAGCCTTCGCCCCATTCCCGCTTCATCTTTTCGAGCCAGCCCTTGGATGCCATACCTCGGGCGGAGTGTTCGACGGAGATGTCGGGGGAGTCGGTGGACGGGATCTTGATCAAGCTGACCTTCTTGTCGGGCATGGACATCTGCCGCATGCACCGCTCGTAGAAAACGCCGTCCGGACGGAGCGGGTTTCCGATCAGGAGAGTTCTGTGAGGTGCGAGGGAGTCGAGAGCCTCGTAGATCTCGCGATCGACACCGGACGCCTCATCGACGATGAATGCCAGATTGCCAGCGTGGTGACCAGAGAGGCGTTCTTTCTTCTTGGTGGAGTAAGCCAGCACCCACCAGTCCTCGGCGATCTCGATCTTCATTGGCTGTTTGTAAACTCTTGCTTTCGGGAAGAGTTTGTAAGGACATTCATGAAAGGCCTTGAGTATGTACGACCAACAGACTTCCTTGAGCTGGGTTTCGGAGGGAGCCGTGACGATGACCTTGCTGTTCTTGTGGTACATCAAGTACCAGAGAACGAGAGCGGCCACGGAAAAGGACTTGCCAACGGAGTTTCCTGCCATACAGAGGGTTGTCTCTGAGGTACGAAAGCTCTCGGCAAGGTCTGCCTGTTTGCTCCAGAAAGGAGGTCTACCGAGGACGACCTTGTTGAACCGAGAGATGGAGTTGCGGCAGGGGTCATATTCGTTGAGCAGCCAAGGCGGGGTCGGCTTGGAGATCATGAAGTCGGCGGAGACTTTCAAGAGATGTCCTCTTGGGATAAACGCTCGTCCATCCATTCGATGCAAGCGGCCTTAGACTCTTTGATGCAGTCGAAGTAACCGTGTGCTATGGGGAGATCGGCGTGACATTCTGGGTTGATACGCAGGACAAATATTGAGTACTTTTTTTCGCCGCTACAAAGATACACAGATGCCCGCCAATCGCCTTTGGTAAGTCTCCAGGATTTGCCATCAATCGTACACCAGTTCTGGGCAATCATTCTTCTGGCTCCTGAGGTGAGATATCGATGTATTCGATGGATGGCATGGGTGTATCCGAGACGATCGGCCCTTGATCCGGCCCATCTGCCAGTGAGTAGGCGATGTTCTTTTCCAGTGAGGAGAGGAGGTCGAACTTCTCTCGCTGGAGTTCTGCATAATCGACAGCGATGGCGTTCTTGATGTTGGAGTTGGACATCTCCAGCTGCACCCGTGTCGCGGTCATAACGTCCTTAGGCGAGAAAATGTTGTCGGCATTTTCTACGATGCGAGCTATAGTCTGTGCAGACTTGATCTTCTGTTCATGAGTGACAGGCCAATCTTCCCTGATAGCCTTGCGGAGCATGGAGAGTATCTCCCTGGCCGGAATGCCGTCGACGTTCCCTTGACCCATGTCTTCCCCTTTCCCTCTAAGGACTTGAGATTCTTTTGAAAGTACCCTATTGCAGAACAGGAAGTTCACGTTTACCATAGGTATGGGTTGGCCGGATGCATGGGGTACACCCAGTGGCCACCAGTATTGACCCGCACACTTAGTGTAAAAGTTTCCCAGGTAATTTACAAGCCAAAGCCAAAGCCTTGTTGTTGTTCTTGATGCTGGACAAACTCAGGAAAACGACAACAAGCGGTTTCCTGAAAACGGTCAATAAAAAAAATCGCCACCACCCGCTACAGGTCAGTGAGCCGATATTGAAAAATGTGGAATATCCAGAAGGGGGTGTGGCAGGGGGCTACCGCCTCCCACTTGATGATGGTCAAGCGGGAAGGCGGTCGGCGTCCAGTGTGGTCGACGTCCGGTGGAATATAACCGTCCAGTTATATAAGCCTGGACGGTGAAGGAGCGGGAAAAAGGGAAAGTGGGGCAACGTGTCACAGGCCTAGTGTCACAATATTTCGTAAAGCCTTGCCGTATGTACCGTATGGTACATAGCCGTTGACTCAAAATCATGCCAGATAGCAAGAGTGCACAATCCTAGTAACTCTACCGCCGTATCATAACCATTGTTAATACAGCTATCTACCGTGATACCACTCAGGCCTTCTGTATCAAGAGGCATCGTCATCAATCGTCGATAGTCAGCAATAATCTTATCGTCGATTGTGATCGTCTCATACTTGGTTTTGATTGTAGTCATCAGCTGGTTCCCTTCACTTTGAATTGTTTCTTGTCAACCCCCTTGGGTACTATACATACCGATTGGATACGTTCGATTGTTGCCAGCTGACTGGCAACATATTCGATGATTGCGTCTAGTTGTTCGATTGTCAGTGTGATCATGTGTGGTGTCCTATAGGCCAAAAAAAGACTTTTTAGAAAGAGTCTAGTACACGTTTTAGACTCTTATAAGGTTGACAAGTGGGCGGACTATGAATGAATGATTTATTCAAGGCTTGTTCGATTGTGTAGCCTTGGATGATGTTTTCATCCATATCCTGTAAGGCTTTACAGTAATGAGCCATGGCGTATTTATTCCACCATTGTGACCTTTTTTCCGCCATTTTGTCATAACGGATTAATGCCGATAGCATTTTATCACGTATCAATTCCCATTGTTCGTTCATCGTCGATTCCTTTTCATGTGGTTGTTTGTGCCGATCGAAGTAATCGGCACAATGGATATACCGAACGTGTTCACTTAGGCCTTTTTACGGGAATATGACCCAAGGCCTTTTAAGGCCGTCAAGGCCGCGGCCGCGTCGCTTCCCTTGGGTTGCGTGCCATGTATTAAAAGGGAAAAGGACTGATTACGTTTACTTGGATCGGCCGCGTGGGAATCGTCATGATCTATCTCTAGGCCTAGTGTTTTGGCCTCTAGTTCTGAAAAGACAATCACGGCTTGCCTAAGATTGAATTCATCAATCAATCGATCGAACTTGCCACCTTTGGAGGCCGTTAACACTAGATTTTCCAATTGGTTAATCTCATCTAATAGATTAATCCAATATGGTAGACTCTTAGTATACGCGTAAAAAAGCTTTCTAGTATTTCTTTTAGCTACAATCAACCAAGCTTTTAAATATCGCTGGTTGAAGAAGTCACCCGCAACATGAATACGAACAATTCCGGCATCATCCGGTAGTTGTGATTCGATCACATCCGCTATTTCATCGGCCGTTTCAAGGCCTTTTAAGGCCTCAAAATTGCCTAGCCTAAGGTTATATACGTTCGTATATTGAACCTCCTGTGAGGCCGAAAAGCACCTAGTTTTAGTGTTTTTTCCGTCCCGAATTGTTCGTTTACCATTGTCGTTTTTAACGGCCTTGGAAAGACACTCGTTAGCGAATGGGCACGAATAACCTGAAATCAGGTCAAAACTGTAAATAGACTTGTCGCCGTCAAGGTACGGCTGTAGATTGTCAACTTGTGACAATCTCTCAATTTTAGCATTTGCTTGTGAGAAGCGGACGTTTTGTGTTGTGATCATAGTATCAATCCGTTCGTGTTGTTGTTGTGTCCGTTAGTGGACAACATCCATACCGATGCCCTATGAGTCGTGGCCCATACCCTCAGGTATGAAAACACGCACCCAGGACGCACCCGCCAAGGTGCGCCCAGGTACGCTCGCTCGTACCCTCGTACGCCAAAGCGAAAAAGAAGGAAGAAGGAAAAAAGAAGGCTAAAAGAAAGCTAAAAAAGGTGCTTCAAGGAAGCGGAACAGGCCGACCCCATCTCTTAGCCCTGTCAACCGACTTTTTGTATTCGATTCGCTGGTAGATATAGGCATCGAAGTAGATCTTGATTAGGCCGGGCCTCGTAGAGTTGAACATCTGCTGTTTATGCTCCTCCATGCGGCCCCTGTGACGTGCAGCCCAATAGAGGCTGTCATAACAGTAAACCCGCCTGTTGGGCGTCTTATAGGCCTTTGCGGCCTCTTTACGCTGGGCCTTGACCCATGACCGCTCTGACACTCTCGACCGTGTTTTCTCGACCGTAGACATGATTCCTGCTCCGTTGCTGTTGTTGTTGATGATCCGACAATAGTTATTCCGCTGAATCCGCTGGATTTTGGCCCATACGCTGTAGCAATTTCTCATATAAAGTCTGTAATTCAGCCTTCTGCTCAGGCCGATATGCATGGGCAATCGGCTCGCCATTGGCGTAAAGGACGTGATGCCCCTTGAACGATACGATCTCAATACGCATTGCTATTCCTTTCGAGTTGTTGGTGAAACTGGCACTGCTCATACCGGATCAACCACAAGACATGATTTCCCATTCGTTTTGCTTGTTTGACAAGATTGCTCTGTACGTGCCAGGCGTAATATCTACCTCGATGGGCCTGATCTGGTACATGTTGATCAGATCTCTAACCTCATTTGACGAGCCATAAAAATCACGGTAAACCTTTGGCTTTGCCTTAGGAAAAAACGTCAGAATGCCCTCGTCATTAATGCGATGATTCGCAAATATGACCCACAATGCACGGCTGTTGCCGTTAACGTCACGCTTGGTTTTGTATTTCATAATCATGGCATCTATCTCCGTTCGTTACTGTTGTTGTATTGACCACTGACACTGTCTATACCGATCAGGCTGATTAGACGCACTCAGAGACCTTGACCTTGGTGCAACCAATAGACCTGTGCTTTTTTGCAATGGCTTTAGCCTTACGTAAGGCGTCAGCCGAATCCTCAGGCGGAAAATACGTTTTAAAAGAGCCTTTTTTGCGGCTGTTAGGGTGGACAAAAGTGATCAAATATCCGATTTCGCCTAGCATTGTATTTCCTTTCGAATTGTGGGGTTGTGACTGACACTGCTCATACCGATTAAGGCCAAAGCCCTGTCACTTCGTAAGAATTGTCGCAGTCTGGCGTAGGCAAATTCGGATGATGTCCAGTAATGTGGCTGTATATATCCAAACAGCCCTGAAAGCAGTTCGAATTAAAAACCGCAATTGCTCGACCATCAGAAAGGCGACCGTAAAGAGTCCAAAAAGACTCGACAAAAGAATCATCGTCTTCTGGTTCACCTTCAAAGATTCGCTCGATGTAAGTGTCATCTGGGCTACCCGTTTTGCCCTGATACTTGCCGACTAATCCAATCTCGTATGATCTGAACTTCATCTCAATCCCCTTGTGTTAAGCCCAGCCCCGATTGACTGGGCATCGTCCATACCGACCTCATGCGTTCGGGTCGCCCTCATACTCCCAGCCCACTGCCTTGATCAGGTTGACCAAGTCCTCGATCTGCACGCTCTCACTCACAAGCTCGCCATACGAAAGCGAAAAAGAAGGGGAGAACTCTCTGGCCTCGGACGCGACCATAAGCCACGTCAAGTCCTTCAGCCTGTCCTCCAAGACGCAGAGCAGATCGCCTCGCTCGTAGAGGCCCATGCGGATGATCTCTGACGATGTTGGCCAGATTTGGCCCATTCTTAATTGCATTGTATTGACCAATCACTTTGATAGGCTAGTCTATACCACTCGGTTTAAATTTGGCTGGGAACGCCCCAGCCATAGCACTTACCGAACGGATGATTTGGTGAAATTGCGAATCTTTTTGAGGGATATCGCCTTAGGTTTACGTGGCCTACGAGTCTTTCGCTCGTAAGTAAAAGAGATCCCAAAAACTGTTATCGAAAAAGACCACATTGAAATGCCTTCCTTGGCAAAGGGTAAATTGAGAACTGACAACTCACTTACCGATCAGATCAAGTAAAGTGGATTGGGGGCGAACTCTGGCCCATCTCCCCATCCTGTAAGTTTTTTTACCTGCTCAAGTTCATCCTCGTGAATCATGACTCCCTTGGTCGTCAAAGTGTCGCCAAATCGTTCGGCAATCTCAGGGTGATCTTCTCGCAACTCAGTCCAGAACTCATCTGCGGAATACTCAAAGTCAACCGCCACTTGAAACCAAGTCTCACCGTCATGGTCAATGTAGATCAATTTCCAATCTTGAGTGGTATCATCCAGCTTCAGGAAAATACCTTCCCATTCTCCCCAACTGCTATCACTGCCACATTCAAAGGCTCCACGCCCGTTAGGCCAGCGGCACATCGTACCAGTCCAAGATTGACCAAATTCATTTTCGCCTCTGACGTCCCAGATCTCGCAACCAATTTCCAATTCGGCGAGTTGGTCGGGAGCGAAACTCATGTTTTTGGCTGTCTCGAGATCTTCTTGCGTCTCAATCTTCATCTGTCTAATTCCTTTCGTTTGGGTTACTGAACAATACACTTACCGATCAGCCTTAAATGCAGCTTGCCTCTTTTCGCAAATCTCATGCTCGAAGATCCGAATGCCATTCTCAGACCTTGTGGCCAACAGGTTAGTCGTGTCGTGCAACTCTTCCTGAAGCGCGTCGTAATCGACAAACTCATCTTGCGAATACCAAGGCTGCAAAGGATTTTGAGAGTCAAAGAAATTTTTCATCGTAGAGGCGTCAGCCTCAATGAAATCAATGACTTGGTCGTTCTGGTCTCGCACGATGACAACATCTTCGCCATCGTACAGCCACCATTCTAAAACAGCTACTTCTACGCTCATGTCAACCTCTTCTCGATTAAAGAACCCTTGAACAACTCACTTACCGAAGCAGCTCAATCGACCTCTTTGTATTCCTTGATCCATTTGTGGATCTCTTTTTCCTTCAACTCAGCATGCGAAGGGATAAACTTGTCCCACCACATAAGCTCGACTGGCTCTTTGTAATACAACTTGTCATCAACCCAGCAACGCCACATGTTGACAGACTTTAGCTGTATAAAAGGAACTTTTTCGGTCGGCTTATCGACCTCGATCCTAACGCCGTAAGCGTGATATCTTTTATCCTTTGGGCCGAATTCACCCAGGTTAACAACTGACGCTTTGAATCCGATACGGCCAGCGAACTTAGCGCACCTTTTAGCGTCTTCAAGAGTTAGCGAGCTAAGGGTTGGATCGGACGGTGGAAGTTTCATAATTTAGGTCTCCGGCGGCCATCTGCGGGGTGGGATTGGTTTGTCTTTCAAGCGTACCCAATCTTCGATAATGTGATCCAGTATCTCGGATTGCGACACGCCAGCCTCTGCAGCCCGATTGTGCAGCCAGTGTCGCCACTGACTGCTCGCTCGGATGGTGAAGATATGCGACTTGGCATAACCTTCTGTTTTGTAGACTTCTTTATCCATCTTTCAGTCTCCTGTCCTGTATAGACAGCATAGACAGAAGAAAGGAAGAAAATCAATAAGGAACGTCGTCATTTTCGTCAAAAGGAGGATCGATTTTTCCAGAAGAGGCAGTGACAAGGATGATGTCTCTGGCCCAAAGAGAAAGATACAAGTACCCTTTGTCGTTGATCTTACCTCCAACCGACCCGCTCACGGCAACGATCGATCCAGGCGTGGCAGTCGATGTCCAGTCACCCACCTTGCTGACAACCTCGACAATTTCTGTCCGGTTCAGGCTGTTTGTCAGCTTGAGCCTCAGCTTGGCGTATCCACCGTTGGGCAGTGTTGTTGCCGATTCAGCCACTTCGCCGACGATCGAATAGTTATTGATCACGCTGTCACCTCCGTTAGGGAAAGAATCAGATCGTCCTTCAGCAAAAACCGTCGCGAAACCGTTTCGCTGAGGTAATCCTTGGCAATGTCAGGCCGATCCGCTTGGAATTTCTTGGTATCGAAACGCTTGGAAATCGTCTCTTTGTAGGTCACGACCGTTTTGCCCTGATACAGGCCAACTTCAGCCGTTCCGATCGCTTCCTTGACCTCACGCTCAAGAGCAGACAGCTCGTCGGTCGCTGGGGCTGTTTCTCGCTTGATCTGGGCGATTCTACGCATCTTGTCGATGATTTCCTCGCTCAGGTCAACGGAAGTGCCAGAAGCAGCCCTTATGGCCGCTTTAAGGGCGTCATTCCGCTTACCTGTTATCGCTGGCTCTTCGGCAAGTGAAACATGGTTGTCAAACCATGCTTTGACGTGGGCCACAGAGTCGATAAACCAGTCCGAAAACAGGTCGATTTGCAGCTCGTACACTTTGACTTGTGAAGAGCCATGCAGGACAGCGATGTAGGCACGGTCGATGCCGTGAACCCAGCACTGCCAGTGGACTTGCAAGAGGTAATGCTCAGGAACAGTGTCCCAGCTTTTCTCATGCGTACACTTGATTTCAAGGATGACGTTGTCGTCGTCCTGCCGGATGACGTAGTCTGGGGTCGCCGAGGCCCACCCATTTGGGTGGACGGCAAAGTCCTCTTCGGAGAGGATCGATCCACCAATCTGGTGGAGAGCCTCCATGGCCACTCCGGACTGCAAGTAATGACCCAGACGCATCGCCTGAGTTTCTTCGGTTGCATCCATGCCCATCTTCGATATCCAGATGTCATGTGGGCTGCTCCATGGGCTGATCCCAAGGATGATCGGGGCGTCTGAAGCACCGATCGTTTTGCGTCTCACTTCCAGCCATTCAGAACGATTCATTGACCAACTCCTTTTTGGCGTAATTGCCACTGTTTATACCGACAGCCAGTTCTCTGATCTGCTTGAGTCCACGCAACAGGTTTGCCTCAAACTCGCAGTTTGAATTGCATTGAGGGTTTTGATCAAGTTCACGGTCGATTTCGCGTTCTTCAAAAAGGGCGAGAATCTTCCGAGCCTTTTCTGACTCCTCAAGATCCTTGCTGCAAAGGATCTCTCTGATCTGCTTGTTATCCAGCATTCCTTCGTTGGCATAGCGGATCGTCAGAAGTGCGTACTCTTTGATTCTCATAAGCGAAAGCATGTTATGCTCGTTTCGCTTTGACATTTGCCTGATTGGATCTGCGTTCACTTTCGTATCTCCAGAAATGTGTTTGACTGACATTAGGACACTGGTCTATACCGACAGGTCACTTTGACTTGCCGAGAGCCTTTTCCATGACGGGAATGGCAATATCTTTCCAGAACTTGGCGTCGATTTTGCCCATCCCCAGGTACTCGTCCCGCTTCTCGATGTCGTTGATCGCACCTTCTTTTCTGCCCGACCGCATGTGATATTTCACTGCGTTCCCAAGGCAAAAGACCTGGATGATTTTGTCGATTTCCAGTGGGCCTTTGATCAAAACAAAAGCGATCGTGATATCGTTGATCACGTCGATGACTTGCCGCCCGTCTTTGAGCCTGTAGTACTGGGGCCTTGCCGTGGATTTTCGATCGTCAGGTCGGCTGACACTAACAGATGCGATCGCAGCTTTTGTCCTTGTAGCCATAATGCGTGTCTATCCTCGCTTCGTCCTTTGTTTATGTAATCCGAAATGATGTGGTACGTATCCCGAATCATCAGATCACGCTTGTCTAGTGGAGGCTTCATCCTTACTCCCTATTGCTGACTTCCTCGATGTGCCAGCCTCGCGGCTGTTTCTTGTCCGGCCAAGCGAGGAAAAACACGTATTCCCCGTACTCGGCTGAAAAAGTTTTGAGTTTAATTTTGGCGGCATCCGTGTAAACGTGCCTGTGGCCAGCCGGTTTGACTTCAAAGTGGCAAACCTGACCGTCCTCTGTCCTGACTCCGGTAAAGTCTGGCGTATATCTCAGCTCGCCAAACCTCAGCGTATGACTCTCATACCGGACGTGATCGAAGAATGCGTTGAGCCAGTCGCACTGCGTTTTAAATGCGATCTCAGCCTTGGTCATTTCGCCACGTTTGCGAGGGTTTACTGCTCTGGCTCGCATCGTTATCCCCTTGTGGAAGATCGCCCCCTCCGCCAACAAGACGAAGGGGGCTTAGACCCAACAGCCTGAGAGTTAGGACTGTTCGAAAACATCTCTCAGGCAAGTCGCGTGCAGGAATCGAACCCGCCGAAAGCCCCATTGGTAAGGGCTATTGCCCAGCCGCGACAATTGACTTACTGGAACTCGTAATTGTTTAACACTTGATAGTCTCTTGGTATGTGCTTTCGCTCCTCTTTGTCGTACCAGTCGCAAGCCTCCTTCTTCGTTGACCGCGATGTCGAAATCCTTTTCCCCAGGTAGCTGTACTCGACGCACCACTTGTTTCCGCTTTTGAATACACCGATTGTGCCGTTTCTGGCTTTCCATTTCTGCTTGATTGCCATGCGGGATTGGAGCATCTTGTTATGCCCTAGCCGGTCGCTTTCCATGATGTCATCGTGCGATGGTTTGTTTCCAATAACGTCCGTCACGGCACTCAGAGGGATAGACTCGTCGAGCCTTTGGATTTTCAGCATGATCAGAATTTGCTCAGAGCCAAATGAAGGCCAGCACTCTTCGAGAAAAAGGACGTGTTCTTCTATCGCCTTGTCGTCGCGAGCATTTTTCCATGTGTCGCTCTGGACTTTCTTGGAATATTCTGGCCTTATGATGCGCCTGATTTCTTCATTCAATGCTGGTCTCCTCCTTAGGACTCACTCGAATCGGCTCGTCGGTCAACCAGCTAACATGCGAGATGAGGGAGTTGGCCCTAATCAAAGCGATGTCGATCCTGTCCAGCTCGTCTTGCATCAGGTTGTAGACCGTTAAAGCGGCGGCCTTGGCCTCGCCATGCTCCAACGATGCGATGAAATCAAGCGATGTCATTGCTGTTCCGCCTCGTTAGCCTGAATCTTGTGGATCATGGCAAGTAGTAGAGTCGTGGGGATAGTGATCTTTTCACGATTGTGTTGTATCTGATATGTTGCAACACGCTTCCAAGCGTCAACAACTTCTGGTGTTAGCAGTTCTTTCTCAAGCGGTGTCATCACTTATACTTCCTCCACTCTTTCCACGAATCCATTGCCTCTGAGTAGCAGCATCGCAGCACTACTAACAACATCAGGCATGTAAACGGCAGAAGGAGTGCCTCAAATATAGATGTCATACCTTCCTCCACTTCGTTTCAATCTCTTGATCCGTCACCGTGTAATAGATCATCAGATCCCACTCCATTTGCCTAATTTGCGAGAGTATCTCAAGGCGTAAAGATCCTCATAAGACTCGTAAACGCATATTGATGTCATCTCTGGGTCAATATGTTCAGCAAAATCTAGAAGATCGTTCAGATCTGCCGTCATGACTCCTTTCACTGACTGTAGATAGATCTGGAAATTACCTCCATGTAAAACACGGTAGCCAAGAAATTTGCCGCAACTTAATTCAGGTACGTTCATCACACTTTCCTCCAATTCGTTTCAATTCCATTTTCCGTCACTGTGTAATCGCCAAAAATATTCGGTGATTCAGCTTGCAACACGTCCAGAACTGCAATTGCCAGCCGTTGAATCTCAGCGTCCGCATGGATTGAGCCACGTAATTCAAGGAAGTGTCGCCATGCTCTGGCGTTACCTGTCACAAAGATCTTTGTTTCAGTGCAGTTCGGGAGGACAGCACGAGCGGCCTCGCGGCATTTCTTGCGTCGAAGTGTCGGGCCTTCGATGTCGGCAAAGTCGTTGTATTCCAGCGTTTCGCACAACGCCTCGTAATGTCCCTGCGCTCGGCCAATGGCCTGCGACCAGATCGCTTCTGGCGTGCTTCCTGGCTTGATGCCTGGTGGTCGCACAAACGCACAGTCCGACTCGTCCACATATCGCTGACTGAGCTGCGAGTAGCTCATGCCAGCACGATGCCTCACCAGCTCGTGCGTGAGTGACCGTGAGACGCCTGTAAATATCATCGAGTAAACAGCATGTTCGAGAACTGAGCCGTGGCCCACTTCCAGGATATGGTCGATATAAGCCTTGTTCCCACCTGGTCGAGGCTTGGCAAAGCTCATGTAGCACAATCGGCCAGCGATCTCCACGAGATGCTCGCTAGCATTGTCGGTGTCGCTGTTCCAGTGTTCGACTCCGTGGGCTTCTAAGAACTCGGCACAATCAAGGCTGTTGAGTTCCTGTTTGCCGACCAGGTAGACGGATGGAGCGTTGATGATTTTCATGCCAGCACCTTTCTTGTTTTGTTGATGGCATCGTCGCGAGTGACGCTCATCTCCCGTGGAGCATCGATGCCGATACGGACGCATGTGCCTTGGCCTGTGACATCCGTTACGACGATTTCGATGTCGCCATGAACACCTTCGGGGATATGGATCTTAAACCGCTCGTTAATCTTCCGTGCAATGACCAGCATTTGACTTCCTTTCAGATACTCATGAGGAACATTTCTTCGTCTTCCACAGGTACAGCCCATGGTTGACTTACCGCTACTTCCACGACTTGCTTACGCCTAAACATCTCCACCTGAGACTCGATGACGACTGCCGCCATCGCTTCCTTGGCCCTCTTGGCCTTGAGTGCTTCCCTGTCGGCCTTGTCCATGTCCTCTGGTCGTGCCGACTTAAACAGTTCGCCCAGCGAGTCACGGTAGCTCTTCGCCTTGGCGTTGTACTCCGCCAGATCGCCAAACATGTCGAGTCCGCGAGCCTCGCACCACATCAGCAAATGCTGCTCTCGCTGCCGTTGCTTCTGTAGCACATACCGAAGCATCTCACTGTTTGCGACCTGGATTCCCGCATACTTCAGAGCGTTGTTGCAAACACAGGCGAAAGAACGATTTGAGGTCTGTTCCTTGTACTCAACCGGCACGCTGACGCAGCCAATTCCATCGCAATACTGGCACTCTTCAGATTCGTATCCCTTTTGGTTTGCAATTTCGTGTTGCGCTACAGCCTTAGGCCGATTCCTGACGAAATCTGCAAAATGCTCAAAGATCCGAGCCGCTCCGCCGACCAGACGTTTCGTGGCAAATTCATAGGCGACATTCTCTGCGAAATGCTCGTCAGCGTTCAGTCCGGCCTGCACCATGAACCTCTTCCAGTGATCCCACTGAGCCTCAAATGTCTTAGAGATCTCTTCGTCAAGCACTGGGTCGTAGCCCTTGTTGATAAAGATCTGCTCGACGTATCCCCGCACAAAACTGTTAACGACGATGTTACTCATCAGGTAAGCCGATCTAAGCGAGCGCGTCTCGCTGCAATTTCTTTATCCCTTTGATCCTTAGCGGCTTGATCTGGGTCAACCCAGTCGCCGTTACCCCAAGAGTTGTTGATACTCCCGATCAGGTAGGCGATGGTCGTCCCTTTGATCTTTCGCTCCTTGCTGGCCTTGATCGTGGCCTTGAGGTAGAACTCAAGGAACCCAGTCTTGTTGGCCATCTCCTGACTTACCGAAGCGGCGAATTGACGATCCTGGCCAGTCGCGCCCAGTAACTGGGTGGCCAAGTTTCTTTGAGCCTCGGTCAGCACGGCTCCCTTTCGAGGGGTCAGGTTCTCGGGCTTATATGTGGTTGGATCAGGTAACCGATTCCGCAACAACGACAACTCTTCCTGTTGTTGTTCAGTCTGAGATACGGTCTGGGATACGGTATAAGGGAGCATTCCGCTTTTTGCGGAGTCGCTATCCGCTTTTTGCGGAGTCTCTGTCCGCTTTTTGCGGAATGGCTCTCCGCTTTTTGCGGAATCCGAATCCGCATCTTGCGGCAACGAAACAAAGCGCATCTCGAGGCCAGAAGCCGTTCTTTTGACTTCGATCACTTCAAGCTCGACCAACAGCTTTAATGCTCGAGTTACAGAGTCAGCGGAAATCCCCCAGTCTTCAGCAATCCATGCTGCTCGCAAGTTAATAAATCTTGTTATCCTGCGTTGGAATGTCCGAGTGAAAATAGAACCTGCGACGAGCTTTGCGGTCGGAGGAATATCTTCTCTTTTAGCAATATCATCTGGTATTGCAGTAAAAAACGGGCGAGTTCTGTTGACGTGTTCGCTGTTATCGTCTATCATGACAACGTCCTCTCTATTAGGACAAAGTGGTTAGGAGGCAGCACTCCGAGATCACAAAATCCGCCTCAGTGACCTTGCTCGTCACGGGGCATTTTTTATGAACTTGTTTAGACACATCGTACTTTTTCTTGAGATGCCGGTCAATACTGGTACTCATTGAGTCTTGCCCCTGCGATACATCTTCTGCGAGAACCGAAGGGCTTCTTTCTTTCGAGCCGGAAGGTTATGAGCAAACGAGGCTGTCGCATGCCTGGGCGACAACCCCTCGTATCGTTTTAATAGTTGCTCAACCGACTGAGGCTTAATATCATTACGCTTGCAGACAACAGGTTTTCCGCCAATTACGGGGGTGCAGGTATAGTATGATGAGGTATGACCCGTAACGACGTAGAGAGGCCTCTTGCCTGCAAGCGTAACAATGCTTCCAATCATGCTTCCACAAGCTCCGCTTCGGGGAACTTGTCTTTGATCATGGCGAGGTCGCGAATGGTCGCGATGACCTCGTCCTTCTCTGAGTCATCCATCGAATCGTAGAGCTTGGCCATAGCCTCGCCCTGCATCTTCCAGTTCTGATCCTCGAGGCCGTCAAGCTCGCGATAGAACTTGGACATCGTGTTGAAGATCGTTGAGGTGAACGCTGGGATCGGCTGCGGATACTCGTTGAGAGCAGATTTGATGACCTGACCAAACTTGGGCCGACTTGGGACAGGAGCAGGCAACTGCTCGGCCTGAGGGGCAGGGTGGTCAACCTTACGAGCATTCGGGATGGAATCGACCTCAGTCTCGTCCAGCATGCCCAAGCCACAGATCGACAAGGTCAGGCGGCGTTTTGCCTTGGTCTCGCACTTGAGGTAGGCATTACAGAGAGCCTCGCCCTTAAGGTTGCCCAGGCACACGGCTCCGCTGGCCACGTCCGAACGGCCTGTCTTATCGACGCCCTTGACCGTGATCATCAGCACGTCGCCGATGGTTTGCTGAGTCATCTCTGTAACTGAGACACCGTTGTTTTTACGGAGTTGCTCGGCACAGTTTCGGGTTGCGTAAAGCGTCAGCTTGCCGTTCAGGTTGATGTATTCAAACGGCTTTGTCAGAGGATTGAGGTTTAGCGAGTCGCACACACTCATATAATAAGAGGTGCGTTCTTGTGGAGAGAGCTTGGATAGATCTCCGCCGATGATGACCTTTTCGATATCCGCAGCACTTGTCTTAACTAGATCAGTAGACATCTTGAATCTCCTCGCCGGTATTGGCAAGTATCTTACCGGCGTCACTCACTCGCTTGAGATCGACGACAATTGTGTCTTTTGGAACCTGGATGAGGCGTCGGTTCGTCCAGTCGAGCTGAAAAAACGACTCTTCGTCGCCACTTTGAATGGTCGCCGATAAAGGCCTTAAAGAAGTTGAAATCAAAATTCCAAAGATTTCTTTCTCGACCTCTGACCACTTGCTTTGAATGCTTCGCGATTCGTTCGCGCAGTCGGCTGCTCTGGTGAGCAGATCTGACACGGTTTCGACGATCCCCATACACGCCCCCTGTGTAAAAGAAAAGGCCGGAAACCTCGTAGATTCCGGCCTTTAGCCCACCCATCCCTACTTACGCTGCCGACTCTTCCTTCGCGAAGAGATCGCCAACAATCTGGTCTTTAACTTCATCCGGTTGCGTTAAGAACCATGCAGTCACCCTGCTGACAATCTTTGCAGGATTGACATCCCGCAGATTGCCGATTGGGTTGCGATTGAGATGTCGCATTTGTTCGTTACGGAAAGACACTGGCTCGACGCCTTGCAGCTTGATGGTTACCACCATAGAATCCTCTGGGTACAATAGTTTTATCCTGCACATGTGTCATAATACTAACTTTATCAATTTAGTCAATAATAAATCCATGATATTCTAAAAATCTTGGTATATACCAAATACTTTAAGGCGGAACATCTTTACAAACTATTCGTGTTTAGTGTATAGTTTGAATGCAGCACTCGTTTTTGTGACTTGTGCATTAAAGGAGAATAGCGATGAGCGTAGCGAATGAAAAGTTAAAGCCGAGCCAGCATACGCGCTTGCACGCGAACTCGGTTGAGCCGGTTGTTCAGGCAGTCCGGAAGATAGCGGCCAGACAAGTCATCAAAAATGGCGAGTCGGGCAGGCTCCAAGATCTGATCAACTATGTCATGCTAGCCCTTACGCAGGAAAAGCACAAGGTGCTGGTTGACCAGTTGTACGCTGAAGGCAAAGAGGCGTTCAACTACGTGATAGAAAACGACCACCTGAAGCCAGGATTCGCCGCCGAGATCCTGGTATAAATCCGTACGCAGAAACCACCAAACCCTACGAACCCCGCGACTCACGTCTTTCTAATCCGTCGGTCACAGGTTCGAATCCTGTCGGGCGTACTATCTTTGTTTACGCGACAGAAAAGTTTAATGTCCATTTGATAAAGGATTTGCATGGTGTATAAGTATTGCTTTACCCTCTTACTCCGAACGAATATTCAACAAAGACTTAGGAATAAGTCCGTAAATGTACGGATATATCATAGATACCTCAGACATGGGACGTAAGAAGTCCCTTGTCCCAAACCACTGTCAACACAAGGCTTCGGGCCGTTCCTACATCTATTGGAACGGTACGGAGATATATACGGGCTTATCCGGATCAATCGAGGCGGCGGAGTCATATGCCAAGATGTTGTCGAACATCATGGCTTATGGCGAGCCATGCCCTAAAGTCAAAGTCCAGGTCAAACTCAGTGTCGCTACAATTGCCTCAAAATACCTACAGCATGTAAAGCGCACAAAACCTCCAGACTCCGACGAGGACAAAGCTGTCGCCCGAGTCGTCAAAGATCTTGAGGTTTTTGACTACCCAGCTGAAAAATTCTCGCCTGGCCGTCTTACCGAACTGATTCAGATGTGGGTGGACAAAAGACTGGCTTTGACAACGGTGAATAAAAAGCACAACTACGTCCTGAACATTTTCCGCTGGGCGGCTCAGATGGACTTGGTCTCGCCTACTGTATGGTCGGCTCTGCTGACCGTACCAAAGATCAAACCTGGACGATCGTCTGCCAAACAGCCGAAGAAGATCAAGCCGGTTCCGAGCGATGTTGTTGAATCGATCCTGTCTCACTGCCAGCCACGAATCGCCGCTGTCCTCAAGATGCAGCTCTACACAGGCATGCGGTGCGGTGAGGTTCTCAGGATGACCATGGCGGAGATCCATGGCAACGTCTATGCCCCTTACAAGCACAAGAACCGCTGGAGGAATAAGGATCGAACTGTCCATCTTGGGCCAAAAGCCATGGCTCTGATCAACGAGTGGAAGACGAACGACCCACACGCACCGCTCTTCACCTCGATGACCTCAGACTACTATGGCCGCTGGATAGAGATCGCCTGCAAGAGAGCCAAGGTTCCTCATTTTACATCCCACCAGATTCGCCACTATCACGCCACAATGGTGCGAGAGAAGTTTGGCCTCGATGCGGCTCAGGCTGCTCTAGGACACTCATCTGCCAAGACTACGGAGATTTACGCAGAGATTTCCACGACGCTGGCCAAGAAGGTCTCGGAGGATGTGGGATGAACCATCTAACGCTTGTTAGCCTGCGCAATATTCTTCAAGGGGGGGGGGGGTAAAATAGGTAAGGTTTGAAAATAGTGTTATAGCCAATTTTTTACTTAGTATCTTTTGCTCTACACCGTGCAAGCTCATCTTTTAGACAGGCAATCTCTAAGGTCATCTCGGCATAGCGAGACCGGCTTTCGTTGACCATCTCGGATATCGCCTTTACTGAAGCCAGGTAGGACTTTTTGACTTCCCTGTAGGATTTCTTCAGCTCGGTCAGTTCCGAGGTGAGCTTTTTGCACTGCACACACTGAATAGGCATTCACTTACTCCTGTTAAGTCACATCAGGGAATCGAACCCTGAGACGAGAATCCCGTAACGTCGGCCATCTGTGACAAGAACAACCCGCTCAAAGGATCGGTTTCTCTGAGCGGGTGTTTGTGCATCCTGCTTGGATTGCCGCATGCTGATCGGGTCGCTATAGAGCGATACTGAAGGGCAATCCAGTGGTTGCTGTACGCTCACCTTTCGGCGATCGCGGAAAGTGTTGAAACGCCACGCACAGCCCTGCCCCGCTATTCGGCAGGCCACTTCCTGTATTGACCAGAATACAAAGAGTTTTGGATTGGATCAATGGGGTAGCAAGGGAATCCCAGAAGAATTATGGATAAACAAGTGGCCCGTTTGCGTTCGTTGTGTTGCTGGTGGCCAGCGAAAGGTTACCCCACCCGATCGATATGACACTGTTTGACGAAGTTAGCAGATTGCTAGGAGACGCTGTGAGGCAGGCCGGAAAAGTGTAGTGTCCAGCTGTGCCTTTCAAGGGGCCATAGTTGTAAACCCATGGATTGTTTGCATTTATCGTGTTATTGGAGGCGACCACTCTTGTTAACGTGATAGTGTTTGTCTGGTTGTTGTACGTGCCGTTTGCAAGATACTTTTTGAATACGACCCTTTTGTAAGTCTCGTATTTAAAGGATTCGTACCTTTCGTCAAATTCATTATAATATGTTGGATAGGATGGATTTGCGGGATCGACCTCGTCGTAATAGTAGTTCTCGGATGTCCCGCTTGGGTAATAGCCATCCCCATTGTATCTCCACCCTACGTTTGGAACAAAACAGTTTTTGCTGATCGACTCCATGACTCCAGCGTAAGAGGCTTCTCCGTTAAGATCTGGAGTGCCAGCCGGAAATCCTCCTACGACAAAAAACTCTGTGACGCTTACGACGTGAGCAGAAACCAAGGATGCCACCGTAGAGTTCATATCTACTGCGTACCCGCTTCCTCTTCTATCTAACGCCAGAGTTGTCCACTCTATTCCCAGCCCAGGAGACTTCCAGTAAGACCTTCCAGGGACATTTCTCGGGTAAGTGTCTTTTGATGTCAAAACCGCAATTGCAGCGTTTAGCGAAATCGTGTCTTTTGTGAGGTTTGCACTCATGCACGAATTAATTGACGGAGTGTCCATGAAATACCCGTACACCCATACGTTTTGATTCCACCTCTGAATCCCCAAGGCCGATTGTTGATTAGAAAAAAAAACCCACTGCGACGTGTCTGCGTTCCATTTTGCCGGATATCGTATGCCCCCAGAAGCAGGTACATCGTCGTTATTGAGGCCGGTCGCTGGGTAATAGTCAAGGGTTCCAGAGTCACCGTTATCCAGCCACTCGTAACCATTTGCTGTCGCTACTTTGATCTGCCTACGCCACGAATAGAAGATCTGGCCGTTTGCCGTACCCTTTTCGGTCATCCGAATCCAGATCGTTTCGTTCGTAGTTGTCGGATCTTCTTGAGGGTTGTTCCTGACCGGCAGATCGTAATTGGACTGGCCCTGAGCGGCCAGCTGATTGATCGACTGATTGACAGAATAGTCCTTCAGACTGCGAAGCTGTTGCTCGACTTCACTTTGCCAGCTCTCGTTCGGCCCCATCTGTCACCTCAAATGATGTTTGGATCTCTTGCGAGATGGTCTTCAAAGCTGTGGAAGTCCCGCATTGGCATCCCAGACCTTGGCTTTGCCGTAGAAAATCCGATGATCGTGTAAGGCTTTCGGCCCGTCTGGTATCGCACGTCCGCTGATGTCATCACCAGGGAACACTCCTCAACACCGCTTCCGGTGGATGAGTTGCAACCTTCGGTGACAGTGACGTTGAACCCCTGGAGCGTGCCATTTGCATAAATACCCTTGTAGTCCCACTCAGAAGAGGGGTCTGGAGTGCCGACCACCCATGCAAATCCACCATCGATCTGGGGCTGCTGAACGCTGTCCCACAGCTCTTTTGCGTACTGATCCGCATAGGACTGGTCGCGGTTGTCGTACCAGTCGGGAATGTGGATGATCAGATCTCTGCTCATGCCGTAAATGGTTTTAACCTTGGCCTCGGACTCTCCAGAGGCAATTGTCCCATTGGCATCATAGTGAGGGTATACCGCTTCTTGAGTGCCTTCGTACACTGGCAGCAGGGCCTTGATATTGTACGGCACGATCTGAAACGGCTGGTCTGTTGTGCCGTTTGCGGCTCCGGTGTCCCATGGAGGAGTCTTCGAGGTATAGTTTCCGGTTGTCCCGTTGTTGTTGGCGTCAACGACCGAAGGGCGATTCAGGACGATAATATTGTTGGTTGGATCAATTCGAAACGATGTCCAGAACGAATTGTACGACCAGACCGACCCAGACCTTTGCCGGAACTCCACAAGACACTCGGGATACCATGCCTTGCGGGTTCGGCTTGCATCGTAGGCGATCGAGTTTACGCCAATTTGCGAGAAGCACAGTCCATCGGCTCCGGACGGGAAAACCGTTCCCAAGATTCGCCCCATGCCCTTTTGGGTGGTCATCAGTGAAGACGTTGAGGCAATGCCGTCCAGCTGAACCTTGTACCTTCGCCAGGTTACCGATCCTTTTCGAGTGTAACCGTAAAGCTCATATCGATGCGAATAAGTGTTTAAAGCTGTATCAGCAGGGGGGCGATCCACGTTTGGAGCTGTAGTAATATTACAGGTTGTCGCAGGGTCAAGAAGCTGCTCGTTTGACGAGACAAGGAACTCTCCAGAATCCACGCGAACATCGATACTGGCTCCGCCGACATGATTTGTCAGCTTGCGACGCACAACGATACGGCATTCTCTTCTCGATGCCGTTCCACCGTCAACCATCGTCAGCTCGTCAGCAATCCACTCTTTCAGGTTTGGGACGCTTCTACCTGTGATGTTTCCTGTGTCAGGGACGAGCCGGATTTGATTTGACGGCAGGGTTGTATTGCCAAGCGAAAAATACACGTCTCCCGTTGATAATAAGGTGCGGCCCCATGTGTAGTCTGAGTGCTTGAACTGCTCTTTTGCGGTTGTGTTTGTCAGGCCCGTGGAGTCAAAATACTCGACAAGAGAGCCGTTGAACCTCAGCAGATCCGGAGAGTCGTCAAGATTGTAGGTCGAACTGCTGCGAGGGATAGACCACTGGCAGTAATATGGAACGACCTTGGGGCCACCGCGAACCATAACTCGGCTGTAAGAGCCAAGTGTGGATTTGCTGTACGAGAACCCGTCGATCGCTTTGTCTTGAAGATCGATCGAAGTTGCAGCAAAAACCCGCATGTCGTAAAACCGGATCAATCCAGTTGGAAGCACAACCATGCCAAAGTTAGGGCAGTATGCATCGAGCGTTTGCTGGATGGATGCAACAGCGTTATCTCCGGAGATCCGGAACTCAAACGGAGGAACCAGCGTGATCTTGTCAAGGTCGCTGCTTGTCGTTGCATCAATCTCGGCTGTGACTGCGTACTGTGCGACACCGTCAATATTTAGCGAGTAGGTTCCCGCTACGCTATTATAGATTGTGCTTGGAACGACCGTTCCGCTGCTGTTCTTAAAGGTGTATGCCCCAATTCCGTTTTTAAATAAGTTGAACGCAACTGCGAACGAACCGAGAACCATTTTTATGGCTCCGCCCAGCGATTTTCCGCCTGTCGTAGGCTGGTATTCGCTGAGTAGCGCGTTCATGTTGAACCGAATTGAATCACTATTGTCAATTGGACTTGTCACAGGGACACGCTCTGCACGCGATACCAGTCCTCTGGCCGCACAAGAGAATGCGTGCCATGGGTTTTCTGGAGTCTCTGTGGGGCGTATCTCGTGGACATCGCCACAGAATATCAACGGACAGTCCGTTACTCCGTTTGGGCTGAATGCAGACGCCGTTACCCGAAAGTCGTGATAAACTCGAACCTCAGCACCCTGCAACGACCAAACATTATCAGGGTTCACCGACAATGGGGCTGAAACGGGGCTTTTCTGTGGCCCTTTCCCGATAACCGCAAATTCTAGGAACGGAGTGCCTTGCAGTTGCCATGTGCGAACAGAACTGATCTGGATGCCCATTGAGGACGGGTCAAGGTTGGCCGGATCAATCGTGGATGGCAATGGGGCCGACCGAATTCTGAAATAGATGTAAGTCTTTGGTGCATTGTTTGGCATTAACGGTTCCCTCTCATGCCAAATCGCGATCGCATCAAAGCCTGTCTACGGAGCATTGCCTGGTGCATCTGGATCTGCATCCTGTTCTGCTGGAACTGGCCGAATGCCATCTGCTGTTCGTCGCCCAGCATGCCCATGAAGTTCTGCATCTGGCTCATGCCGTTACTGGCTCCGGAAGCGGCGTCCATTCGGCCTCGGAACTGGCCGTTGCCTTCCATGTAGAGCTGATTGGCAAGCTCGCGAGCCTTGTTGGCCGGAACGCCGGAGTTCACCAGATCGCTATAGATCTGGCCCTTCAGGTTGTTCGTCTGCGAGGCTCTTGCGTTGCCGCGACTGCCGTTGGCCTGAATCCCGCCCAGACTGGCCGCGATATTGGCAACGTATCGATCTTTGTTCATATCAAAGCTGGCTTGCCAGTTCTGAGGGGCGCGTTTCTGCATCTCGCCCATCTCCTGACCCATCCCGTTAGCAAACTGTGCGGCATCTTCTTTGGATGCGCCGTTGTTCTGCATGATACCTTGAATCATGCTTTGGCCAGCTTTGATGTCGGTATATGGATTAGACGCCGAGGCCCGCAGAGACTCGATTCGCTTGGCGTCAAACGCACTCATATTGCCACCCATATTGACCACAGACTGGGCCATGGTCATATCGCGGCCCGAGAGCTTGTTGTCTTTGATGTCCTGCTGCAAGGCACTAATTGCTTTCGGGTCGCCTGAGAGAGCCTTGGAGATCTGGGAGGCCGAAGACTCGCTGACAGCTTTGCTCTGGGCCAGATTCGCGGTCATCCGGTCTCCACCCAAGCCTGTCCGGCCAAGGATCTCTCCGGAGGACATTGCCTCTACAGATGGAAGCGAGCGGACACGGGCGATTTCTGCTGGCGATGTGTCTCTGGCTTGAGCAGATTGCACATCGACCATCGCTTTGATGGCTTCCTCTTTGTACTTTTTACCTTCGTTGGACTTCTCGCCGTACTTGTCCACGTAGTACATCGCATCGGTGACCTTTTTCTGGGCCGCTTGCGTGTCCGAGAGGTCGGGCAATCCAAGGTAATTTGGGATGACGCCCATGATCTTGTCTTCGCGTTTACCAAGATCGATGCCAGCACTCTTGGCAAGACCTTCGCGATTGTCGTAAGCCACCATCGCACCAGTGGCAAGCAGAGCCGTGTAGCCAGAGACTCGCTCGGCTGTTTCTGGGTTTACGCCAGCGGCTGCGGCAAGCCCCTGAGCGGCAAACGGCAAGTTGTTAAGCGCGCCTCTGGCTCCACTGTAATAAATATCCTCAAGACCATAGCCGACGGACTGAATACCCATGGTGATCTGCCAGCGACGCAAACGGGCAGCAGCTCGCTGTTCATGCGTCATGTTTTTGCTGTCTGGGTTGTCCGGATCGACCGCAGCGGTACTCATCCCAAAAAGAGTGTCGCCCAATGTAGATGACGCAGCAGCACTGCTCATTCCTGCGGCAAATGCTGCATTTCCTGTAGCACTTGAGCCGTAGTTTCTGCCACTGCTTTGACGGGCTGAACTGGCAGGGGCTGCTGGCTCGGCGTTTGATTCTGGGCCATAGTACGAGCTGCCCGAAGAGCCAGGAATTGTACCTCCTGTACTTTGACGGGCTGAACTGGCAGGGGCTGCTGGCTCGGCGTTTGATTCTGGGCCATAGTACGAGCTGCCCGAAGAGCCAGGAATTGTACCTCCTGTACTTTGACGGGCTGAACTGGCAGGGGTGGAGGAAAATCCGCCACCACCACCCATTCCGCCGCCCACTCCTCCTCCACCTGTCCCACTTCCACCACCCATTCCAGCCTGTTTTTGCAAGCCGATCATGCGTTCAAGCTCTGCATTGATCTCTTGGAGCTGGCTCAAAGAGGTCGCGCCAGGCCGGATGTTTAACTGGAAATCGACGACTTGCGACATGGTTAGTCCTTAAGCAGTGACGCTTTCGATATTCCAGTCGAACGTGTTGCAGATGTCGGCATCCCACATCGCCATGCCTGAGATCTGGGCTGAGAAGATCTCGGGGATCGGCGCGATCGACTGCACCGAGTCAAATCCGGTCGCCTTACCCAAGCTAAAATAGATCCGTTTCCCAGGCGTGACAGGATTGTCAAAGATCACGGCCAGCGAGACCTTTCCGCCATTGATGCTGTCGCGCATATCGAGGTAACGCTTACGCCAGACTGTAGACCCGTAAGCTACCCCGCCAACCGTATCCATGGTTCCGACATCGCCGTCAGGATCTGACAGGTCAACCACCATAGAATACTGAACAGCAGTGACCGTCCTCTGAATGCGGTCAAGCGTGCCTGCACTGTGGCTCGTGGATGCCAGAGTGTTCTGGAACGTCAAACTGATGGATCGCACCGTAGTCAGCTTCTTTGTGGCAGCAGGGACGGCCCAGACCGTTTCAGTGCTGTTTGCCACCTGGCTAAAGATAGCACCACCATTAAAGTCTGCGTAAACGCTCACGTTTTTGAACGTGTATGGAGCAGATGGATAAGCACTACAGGCAGGATCTTTGCCTGTAGTCGGAATAATGCCTGCTGTTGCTGTTGGGGCAATCTCTGTCCGTGTTGCACCGACGAGCTGCATGTTTAACTGCACCATCGGATTGGTAGACCCGACTGTCAGGCTGAACTGGCCGATTTTGACACCCTTGTAGCTGTCTGCGTAGAGACGCTGCTGGACGGGGTCAGAATCGACGTAGCATCGGTCAATCTGAAAGCTCGTGGCATCGCCTGTCGGATTTGTCGTCGCGTTTGCCTTGGCTAACGCTGATCCGATCAGGAACTCCGCTTGCTCAGAGTACAGCTTTGTGCTGAACGCTCCGCCGACTGAATAGCCTACGCATGGCAGCAACCGGACACCACCCTTAGATCCGTAGCTTACGATCGGATAGGCGTTGTTTGTGTCGGTGATAGTCAGCGACCCGTCTTCGATGTCGGGGACGATATAATCCGTACCCAATGTAGCGTTCGCACCGCTATAACCTTGTGCGGTAGGGCCTTTGACTGTGCCGAGAAACTTGGTCTTGGCAGTTGTGCCGTCGTATTCTTTGAGAAAGTGCGCCCAGAAACGTGCCATGCGTTATCTCCTGATCGAGAGGACAATCGAGACCGACCCATTCCCGACCATACATGGCGGGTTTTTGTACTTGGCGTGATTGATGGCTGGCGAGGAGATGAAGTGCGTCCCGTAGATTGCTCTGCGGTCGCCTTTCAGGGCGTCATGCATCGCCTTTTCGCCACCAAAAAACTGATCGATTGCAGTCTCGATCACTTCCCAGAGATCTATCACCTGGTACTGGTTTGTCCCTGGAACAATCATCTCTATTTCAATAGAGAAGTTCGCCGAAGTTGATGAGAACGACTGCGGAGACATGCCCTGAGACGAGTAAGTGAAACGGACGGCAGGGCATTGCTCTAAAGGTATGACTTCGTGATCGTGGGCGACTCCGTCGTAATCGTCCCATTTCTTGATTACGCCTCTGAGGGTTGGATGCTCCTTGAGATGGCGAATGAACGCCTTCATGAGCCTTGTCCTGATCCCTTCAGGTATTCGCATGTCAAACAATGTTGTTCCTCCCTGTCGAAACCTTGTCAAACCATGCGTTTATCTGCCGCTCAAACTGCGTGTATTCGTAAACGGTTGCCTCGCGAAGATCTCGGGCAGGCATGCCTTTGCGACCCTTTGATCCTGGCCTGCCGTCGAACAGCTCTTCAAGGAACTCGAACTGCTGGCCGTTCTTGTCCACGTTGTAGATGTCGTCCCAGCCGCACTCGGCCTGGAAGTCGATCCCGCCACCAGACACAGAGACGCCGTAATTCGTGATCACGCGAGACTGGGCGTTGCGTGGAGCCAGTGGAGGCCCCTTTTTGTCTCGGTAGGTGTTGTAATCCACCCTGACTGGCTGCGGATGGTAACTGCTCGATCGGCTGACAGAGACCAGCTCTGAGTCGCCATACTTTGGAGCCGCTTTTGAGATGCTTGCCTGTGATTGCAACGCTGTAAGCGAAACCGGAAGCGATGCGGTCGGCGTGCCGGTAGACTGTTGGCTCTGCCGGTAATTGGTTGGCTCAAGCTGGCCGTTCTTGGACTTGCCGTTGCCGCCTGCCATGCCAGCCAAGATGCCTGCCTTGTTGCAGATCATTGCCGCAGCAGAGACGCGATATTGCAGTTCTGAGCCGAACTTCTCGCAGTTTAAGGAGTTAAACAGGTTGTTCAGAGCCGTGTAGGAAGTCTCGTTGATCATGCCGTCCGCTTTGGCCTGATCGGCAGATGTATTTCCTGTAGACTCTGCTGCTGGAGATTGCGTGGAGACGTTCATATCGTGCATCTCCCGTCTGCAATCCGGCAGTCAACGGTATACGTTGTCGTGCCAAATCCAAGCTCGTCAAAGTGTGCAACAGCACTCTGCATGATCGAATTGGCTCTGTAGAACTGCTTCTGGGCGATCTCCTGATAGCTGCCTGTGGTGGGCGTGCTGGAGAGCGAATCAGTGATCAAGTAAAGAGCGTAATGCGATGCGGCGTCACGGATTGCAGGGCTTACGATCAGCTTGTCGTTTGCAAGCAATGTCTCGACATGCGTTGAGCCGTAGCTCTGAGGTGGGACAACTCCATAGAACACGGCATTCCGGCCATAAAAATTGCTGCTTGAGCTAGACCGGAGTATGCAGGAGTCGACCCACACTTTGGCACGATACCGCTGCCTGCTAAAACCGGACAAGTCGTTGTCTGTATGCGTGGACTCCAGATACGGAGCTTTTTCCAGCAGATCGCCGTAATCGCAGTAAAGCCTGAGATCACCGACCAGCCCGTTTGTGGGCGATGGATTGATTCGGATAAACCCGCGATAAATTTCGCGAGTTGATGGGTAACATGCCTCGTTGTTTGGGTCGAGCAGCACTCTTATCGAATAAATGCCTGGAGTGGCGTTCAGCTCGGGAATCTGGATCTGGTACTCGCCTTCGGAAGGCTGAGACCATGTGGCTGTAGGATCTTGTCTGGTATCAACACCAGAAAACCCTGTCGATATTTCGACCGACAGGATCTCTTTTCCGGTGAAACCTGAAATTGCGTAGGCATCCTCGCCGTAGATGCGGCGAGTGAAAGTCCGTGCCACGCCCTGGCTGCAATCCAGAATCTTGCGATCAAGAGGTTGAGGCTCAGTGAACATGACACGGACTCCACGACAGGAGGTCTACTTGGATCAAAGGGCGGTTAGGAATGGAGTCCGGCTGCGAACAGCAAACTCTGGACGGTAGACCATGGCTCCGAAGAGCGTGTCGAACGTCAGGATGTAGGTGAACTGCTTCGGATCGTAGCTCACCATGAAGCGGACAGGAATGCCGCGATAGTAAGCCATCGAAGCCTGGACACCCACGGATGGAGGTGGCAGTTCCAGAGGCCGGTAAGCCACAGCAATGGCCCGTTTGTGGAACATGATGTTGTGGTAACGCTGCTTGCCAGCGTTTGCGCTGGTTCCGACTTCCATCGGAATGTCCAGATCCCAGTCCACGTTGACACCAAAGGTGGTGTTCACGCGAGCCGAGGTTCGGACGCCAGCGGCGATGCCTTCACCTACGGATGTCTGAGCTGTCCACTCAGCATCTGTGATGATGTTGGTGTACGTCGAAGGACGCACAAGCAAGTGCATGTTGGCAGTGTCGTCGGTAGGGCATTTCGCCTCCGTCAGAGCCTGCCACATCTTTGCCAGCGTTGCGATTGGAAGGTTGTGGGCCGTTGTGGAAGGTGTATCGACAGGAGCGATACCCTTGTTCTTCAGGCCTTCCCATTCCGCTGTGGACATGCCGTTGTCCGGTGTTGACGGGTTCACTCGGAACAGCGAATCGCCGTTCGGTGTTCCAAACAACGTGGCTCCACTGCCGTTGTAGATTAGCGTGGCGATCCGCTTGTTCACGTAGGTCGTGAACTTCTTGATCGCTTCGTCGATAAACATGCGTCGCAGTTCTTCTGGACGGGCTGCGAGAGCCTTATCCATGTCAGGCACAACGAATGCGTAGGTCGGGTGCTGATCCAGTGTCAGGAATCGACGAATCGTTCCGACAGGGTTTAGGGTTACGTCCGTACCGTAAGCGGTGGACATGTTGACCACTTCGCCAGCAGAGTCTGGGAAGTTGATTTCGATCGTCTTGCCCTGATAAGCAGAGCTGGACGGGTCGATGTCGGTCATAACGAGGTCGAGCAGCTTGTTAGGCCCGACGAGTGCTTCCTGCGATTGCTGGAAAGCTGAAATGATGTTCCCGAATAGGGAATCGTATTTGTTGGTGGACGGCGTTGAGCCTGACCACCCGAAATCTCTTGTACCTGGTGCAATTGCCATCGCGAGTTAACCCCATTTTCCTGGGGTGCGCGACTCAAACCGACACCGTCAGTCGTCCACTGCTACAATGGTCGCTCCGTTGGCTACGGCTTGAGCCAACGCACCCTGATTCTGTTGCATCCAAGCGGCATCTCGCAGACGTGCGGATACCGTTGGCAGTTTCGTAGGTGCTGGCCCGCCGCGACCTTGCAAATCACCGTATCCCTTGAACTGCAATGAAGGCGTCTGGGGAGGCTGGAAGCCTTGTGGCCTCTGAGCCTGCTGCGATGGCTGGGCAAATCCTTGCGGAGCCATCTGTGGTCGGGACTGTTCGAAGAGCTGGCGTCCTGCCTGCTGCTCCACCACAGATCCCTGTTCGAACGCCTGATTCATTTGTCCTGGGACTGACGATGCGTCTGCCGGTTCGGCCTGAGCGTTTTCTTGCGAAACGCTCTGGAAAAGCTGGGGGAACTCCTGATATGCCGTGTTAACGACATCCTGCAAAATCTCTGGAGTGAGTTGTTCAACCATCTCCGGAGAATAGCCAACCGCCCGAAGGATCTGGGTTGGCGTTACCCCTTCAGCGAGAAGACCGTCAAGTGCGCCCTTGAATTGGTCTTCGTGCTGTGTCCACAACTGATTCTTTGTATAGCCTTGATACTCGTTGTACTGCTCTTCCGTGAGCTGGAGTCTCGGGTCGGCTTTCACTTCCTTATAAGCCGTTGCAAGCTGGCGAAGCAGGTCGTCTGCCTCCGCCTTCTGCGACCGAAGATCCTCAAGTTCCTTCTCTGCTCGTTGCTTCGCCTGACGAAATCGTTTGATCGCCGAGTTCTGCTTCTCGTAGAGGTGGTAAGGAACAGGTTGTTGCTCAAAGCCATTCGAAGACATCAGTTTGGTACTCCTGTATACGGTATTGTCCAATACTTTTTGAGTGCCTGTCAATACCAGATATTAAAACGGTGTTGCAAGTCCAAGCTCAATTGCTTTCCTAAGCATGGAAGCTCTTTCAGGGTCTCGGACATCCCTCATGGACGAAGGGTCAAAATGATCCAGCTCCCAGAGATCTTCGCCGTCGTCGATAATCCATGTGCCTTGGGTGTCACTATTTGCGTTTTCAGGTGACATGCTCTTGTCCATGCTGCCTATTTCCGAAAACGGGACAGGTGTGTCTGCGTTGTCCTTGGGCTTTCTTAGGAAATAGGCTTGTCCGCCATCGCCAACGAATTCTTTGACGTGTTCTGGCATATCAAAGTTGTCAAGGCTCAAGACGCTTTCGTCCATTGGCTGGACGTGTGGAGCCGATTCTCGAGGCGAAACGCCTCTGAAATAACGATCCATATTTTGCCGCGAGCTTTCAGACACTTTCAAGAGTTCGGTACGCTCCAAGGAGTCAGGTTCAACATTTTCCAGCATCGTTTGAAATGTTGAATCGTCTGTCATCGCATTGATCTTGTCGCGATTTTCAATTGCGTCGATCACGTTCTGCGTAGACTTGTTTCCGGCAAGAATCTTATTGGCAGCATTCGTTGCCCCAACAGATTTAGCTTGCTCTACGACAGAAGGCGGCAGGCGATCGCTGTACTCTTGCAGCTTGGCCATCAAGTCTTCTTCGACAATTGCCTTGAGCTGCTTTCTTTGCTCGCTAACCGGAAGGCCCTTGTCAATCCCAGAAACACGCTGGCCTGCAATGGGTTCAAGCTCCTGCGATATGCTCTTGTACAAGCTATTCTCGGAGTCGTAAACAGCGTTTTCAGAGGCGTTAATCTGGCTTTTAGACTGCTTGGCGTTTATGCCTAGATTCTTCCACGCATGTGATGATCCAGCCGCTCTCCCAGCCAGCCTAAGCGTGTCCTCGGACTTGGCTGTTCCGTGGAGCATTGCAATTGTTGAGGCGATGTCCTGGATATAGGCGTCTTCATGACTTAGCGGGGGCGGGTTGTACACTTCTGCATCGGGGCGAGCCTTGGACGCAATTGCCTCGATTTCCTTTTCCATGCCAACCTGATTTCGCTCGCCAGACACATTACCCAAGTCAAACACTTTATTGAGCGAAGACGTATCAGCAGGAATTTTGTCCTGCCAGTCAGGAATTTGATCCAAACGCTTGTAAGCTGGTGCATCTGGGTTTTCGAAATGCGATGGAGTAAGGAAATTCCTGATGCTCCCGCCAACTCCGCTAATATTTGGGCGAGTCTTTGCCTTCTGGGATTCAGTCATGTCTGGCTTGATATTAAACTGGTATGACGCATTATCGTAAGCGTCAAGCGTTTGATCTGTAATTCCTGTATCGACATAATCCGCAAACGTCTGGCGAAGCATCTTGCCTGACTCTGGGTCGTAAACCATCGACTTGTCTACGATTCCTCGCGGATCAATGAGCGTATTTGCGTTGGCGATTTCTGCGTCAAGATTTGATGCAATTTCGCCTGACTTAATCTTCTTTTGCTTGTCAAGCGTTGCGGCTCGCTGAACTAACCCGTTTGCCCTGTTCATCAACTCTTTACGAACCCGGGGGTCTGCGTCCTGCGCTGCTTGAATCAAGAGATCCGCAATATCCACGCTTCCGCTGAGGTTAATGTCTCCGTATGGGATTTGCTGGCCATCAATATCGACGTTCTTGTCGCTATACTCGAGAATGTCGTCCTCGCGGCTTGTTTTTCCTTTTTCAAGTCCAGCTGACTTGAGTGTTGCATCACTGTTTGCCCATGCTTGGGCTTGAATTATATCGCTAACATTTCGTTGGTTCTCAGGTGCAACATTGTCAAGGTTGGACAATTTTGGAATGGGGATATCCTGAACAGCCTTGACGAGCTTTGGATTTGGCACTGGGCCAGGCGTCCCACGACCAGAATTGGCAACGATGCTTTTAGCTAGCTTGCTGCTTTTGAGCGACTGTAACAGCTCCAGTCGCTGCTGCTTTGTCAGTGGGGCATTTGGCTCATGGGCATGAGCCGAGATGGTCGCTGCTTCCTCTGGTGGGAGACCTTCTACGACAGGCTTAGGAGTCCTGGAGCGTTTTGGCTTGTCAGGGCTTGCTGCCTGCGTCTGAGGCGCAAACCCAAGTGCCTTCATCTCAGAGACGATGTCCTGAGGTTGCTCGCGTGGCATTCTGACCGCAGAACCCGTTTCGGTTGTGGGAGAGACACGGATCTTTGCCCTCCAGCCTTTACCAGCCTGATTCTGCGACGGTACAGGCCCAAAGGTCGTTCCTGTGCCTGACGGGCCGTTCTTTGGCGGGTCTGGTGGCGACTGGCGACCGGATGCGTCGCTGAATGGATCGCCTTTCCGCTTTTTGAATCTTGGCCCTGACGGCTTGTCTGGCCCATTGGGCTGCTTGGGAGCAGGGCCAGAGCCATACGATGGCGGATCTCCAGGCTTGTTCTGGGTGGCTCGCCAGCCTTTCTGGAGGTCGTTCAGGGCATCAAGGGGAACGTAGTTACGGTGGCTGTCCGTATTGGGGCCGTATCCGCTGCCGATGGTATGACGTGAGCGTGGGTCAATCAGCGAGCCAGTGAACCTTGGGGACTTGGCTGTCCCCATGGTGCGATCAAGGCCTTCGACGTTGATTCCGTTGTCTTTGAGGTACTTAACCGTAGCGTCCAAGCCGCTATACTGGCCTTGAACTTTAGCCCGTTGCTTATTTTCAAACGTGCCGAAATCGACTGCCGTGTGATCCTTGATCACGTTACCAGAGTGGATGTACTTTGTCTTTCCTGCCGAGTAGTTCGCCACATAGAGGTCGCCGGTATCCTGATCCGAGATCAGGTCGTATTTGCGAACCTTGCCTTTGGCGTCCCTGTGACTTCCGACCAGATTGACGTAGCTCTGCTTGCTTTCGCTGTGATTGCGTGGCAAGTCAAAGTTCTCGGTCTTTTTCTTGCCACGCCACGCTTTAGGAGTGATGCGGCTGAAAGCTCTCGATGCGGCGCGTGCGAAACCCATGGCTCACCCCTAAAATTCTGCCTAGAACAATCCGGAATTGCAGATTAACCAGTCGGCCTTCTTCTCCACGGATAAACGCCTCTTGGGCGTCCAGCAGATTTCTGCGAAGCATCCGGCCTGTTGCTTACTGCTTCGTTAGCAGGCACAACATTGAGCTTTGGAACAGATGGCGGACTCAATGGAGCCGTAGGATCTTGGCCTGCCACTGGAGGCGTTTGGCCTGCGACTGGAGGAGCCTGGCCTACGACTGGAGGAGGAGTCTGATCTTGTCCACCAAACGTGTTCCTCCACGCCCACATGGCCATACTGCCAAACGGGTTTGATCCATACGCAGTTGGGTCGTTAGGATTTGATGGTTGAACTTGACTTGGCGTAGCTGCTCCAGCTGGCGCAGGTGGCCCAACTGGAGTCGCCGCCTCTCCTGTCGGAGTCATTGCCGCTTGCATTTCTGCATTTCGCCTTGCACTCCACTGGGCAACGTCTGAACCTCGAACACCTCTGGCACGGGCGTTTCGATTCTGGATCGTGGCACTAGTGGAACTCATAGGGTTTCCACCGCTAACAGGGCCAGACATCCTTGCTTCTGCTGGGGAGACCATCGCCCTGCCATCAGTCAGGACGCGATACTCGTCAGGACTCATGGCTGCACCAGAACCCCTGCTGTCCTTATACATCTGGTTGTATTGACTGGCTCTTGCAGCTTCGTCTTGCGGGTTTAAACGTGGAGCCGAACCAGGAATAAGTCCGTTTCCTGTTGGGCCATACCCGCCACCAGGGTTATAGTTCTGAGGCTGCGTATAGGTCTGGCCATTAAACGTCTGGGTCGCCCCTGGGATATTCATGGGCCGACCAAATGACGCAGACGCTTCTGCTGGCTGACCAGCCATGACATTGCGAGCCATGGACGTGTCTTGACGTGGCTGAATCTGGCCACCTCGATCAACAAAATATCCGCCACCTGGGCCAACATTTCGGACATCAAACTGGCTTGGATTGTTGGGGTCACGCCCCTGCATCCGCATTCTGTCAAAAGCGTCCTGCCTTTGCCTCCATCGGCCAACCATTGCTTCCATTCCAGGCATGGCAGCATCACTCATAGGCATTCTTGAGCCTGTCGCAGGAGCGGCTGGATCGACTGCTTCGCCGACAGGAGCGGTGTTCATCTTGGGGATAGATGGAGCAGCTGGCTGTGTCCTAGGCGTCATTCCCGCAGCTTGCCCATATGGAGTCTGAGCAAACTGATCCACCATGCCTCTTGACGGGGCCGGAGAAACCGTAGCACCAATGTTTGGGATGTAAGGCGTAGGCCTGACTGCCGGTGGGCCTCCAGGTGGACGCACTGCTGGTGGGCCAGGCGGCCTGACCGCTGGTAGATTAGATCCTGGCGGGTTCCCAGTAGGAGGGCCTCCACCAGTGGTTGCCGGTGGCCCATAGCCTGGACTAGCTGACGGCAATGGATTTGGGGCCACTGGCCGTGGAGCAAATGGCCGTGGAGCCATCGGAGGTGCAACTGGCTGCATGACGCTTTGGACGCCCTGCGGATTATTATTCATTGCCGCAGCAGAATTTGGACGCCATTTCGACCGATTTCCGCCCATCGTGACAGGCATAGCCATGCTTCACCTCCGTACTCTAATTGTTCTGGTCAATACTGATAATTGTATCAGCATTTTCCTTTCTTGTATTCCTTCTTCTGCATTGACTTAGACTCCTTCTTCTCGTGAGCCTTTGTCTCTTTTTTCTCGGCCATCTTTGGTGCGGCTTTTTTAGCCATAGTCTGGTTCCTCAAGCAAGAATCGGTGGTAGATTTGACGGATCGGCCACAGTGGCACTGACGCAGTAGGCATCCCACCCTCTGCCTTCTACGTTTCTCTCGGTAATCCAGCAGTAGCCATTCCAGCCCCACTGGGTTCCCCATGAGTTCTGCATCAAGATGGCCCATTTTCCGCTGGGCAATCGCTTCATTCCCACTCCGCCAGTTACAGCGTGATTGTGCATTCCGGCTCGGTTGCCTGGGACTCCATCTTTGTCGAGGACGTTGAAATTGGCGTTAACCGGCACAGAAAAGTTGAACGGCATTCGGAGCTGTGCGGCAATACATAAATCGTTGAAAGTGTTGAGCCTGTATCCGATCTCAACTTTGAACCGCTTGGCGTCATCTCTGGCCGACTGAGGAATTCGTGAAGGGTTAATTGTCGCATACGGAACCAGCGGCTCAGAGCAAGTCCCTTTGTTTTCAAGGTAGACCAGAGCTTCCGCAATATTCGAGCCAACGTCCCAACCGTTACATAGATCAGCATAGACGAGCCAAGGACTGAGAGCGACATAAGCAGCACCAGAAACGTACCGAGCGATTTCCAGACTGCTTGCCGCTGCATGGCCATTGCAAGCCCCTTTGCCGTTCTGGTCTTTGATCTTGACCGGATACTTTGAATCATCCCTTAGGTCGAATTCTTGCCATTCGCTTTCGGGAATATCTGGGAGTTGCTTGCCAGTGGCCAGCATGAGCGTGGATTCATGGCTTCCCAAATACCTCAGCTCGCCGTCAGGTGTTACCCAGCCAAGCAGATTGCTCACTTGATCACCTCTACCAGCTTCAGGATGTCATCCTTGGTCTTGGGACTGACAGACTTGACGATTTTTCCTGCCTGATCCTGAAGTATGACGGTCGGTAAACCTATCTGACCAACGGTTGTTTGAAACCCTAGTCGATCTATGTCCGTCTCCTCGGCGGTGTACGAGCGATACTGTATCCCACGCGATTCTAGCAACTTGCGAATCTCTGGATCGGTACGCCATGCTTGTTGCTCCGGTTTGGATTCATCCACAACAACCGAAAACCACTTGATGCCACTGACTGGTTGAGGCTTTTCATCCTCGTCGGGTACTGGTGGCGGAACAGGTCGAACACCACCTTGTTCGATGGCGATGACACTTCCGCTGGACTTGCCCACAAAGTACGTAAATCCAGCATGGCTAAACACTACCCGTTCCTCGACTGCTGGCGGAACCAGAGTCGATGGAACAGGTTGTTGAGCCAGTAGAACTGCGATCAGAAGTCCGATCACAGGCCAACCTCCCATTGAACGGATTTGAGCTGCGACTGAATCGACTCTTCACGCTGGTTCATTGCCAGTTTGACGCTGGCCTCGTCGATGCTCACCAGCTCACCGTTGGCTAGCTTGGAGAGCAGTTCGCGGATCACCTCCACGATGATCGGAGTCAGCAAACGGATGATGATCTTGCTGATCATTTGCTTGCTTCCACTTCATAAATGTAAATTGCTTTGGGGCTGAATAAGCCGCGAGGTTTGGCCAAGAGGAATCTTGGTGGTCGTGGCTTGCCGTTGATTGGTCGGGGAGGCAGGAATTGAACCTTGACCTCTT